GAATCTCTCATAAATCTTAACATTGTTAACACCCCGTAAACCGAGACCTCTAGGGTGTATAAATTACGTCTCTCATACCCAGTCTGAGGGTGACTGGGGAATAGTAACTCCACCATTTCCCTGATGGTCTTACTACTCTTTTAAAGAAAATGACTGCTTCAATTTCACAACAACGACAATCAAATACTTGGGAACAGTTTTGCAACTGGATTACTTCAACCGATAATCGTCTTTACGTCGGTTGGTTTGGAGTTCTGATGATTCCTTGCCTGCTTGCCGCTACTATCTGTTTCATCGTTGCTTTTATCGCTGCTCCTCCTGTGGACATCGATGGTATCCGTGAACCCGTTGCTGGTTCACTCATGTACGGAAACAACATCATCTCAGGTGCTGTTATTCCTTCGTCCAACGCAATTGGACTGCACTTTTACCCCATTTGGGAAGCTGCTTCCCTAGATGAGTGGCTATATAATGGTGGACCTTTCCAACTGGTCGTCTTCCACTTTCTGATTGGTATCTATGCCTACATGGGTCGTGAATGGGAACTTTCTTACCGACTTGGTATGCGTCCTTGGATTTGTGTTGCCTACTCTGCACCCGTTGCTGCTGCTTCTGCAGTGTTCCTGGTCTATCCCTTCGGTCAAGGATCCTTCTCTGATGCGATGCCTCTGGGGATTTCGGGAACTTTCAACTACATGCTTGTTTTCCAGGCAGAACACAACATTCTTATGCATCCTTTCCACATGCTGGGAGTTGCTGGTGTCTTCGGTGGTTCTCTTTTCTCTGCTATGCACGGATCTCTTGTCACCTCTAGTCTTGTACGTGAGACGACAGAAAATGAGTCCCAGAACTACGGTTATAAGTTCGGACAAGAAGAAGAAACATACAACATCGTAGCTGCTCACGGTTATTTCGGTCGTCTGATTTTCCAATACGCATCGTTCAATAACTCACGTTCACTGCACTTCTTCCTTGCTGCATGGCCTGTAGTTGGCATCTGGTTCACTGCTCTTGGTGTTAGCACCATGGCATTCAACCTGAATGGTTTCAACTTTAACCAGTCGATTGTTGATAGTCAGAACCGTGTAGTAAATACCTGGGCTGATGTTCTCAACCGTGCTGGTCTGGGTATGGAAGTGATGCATGAACGTAATGCTCACAACTTCCCACTTGACCTTGCTGCTGAAAGCACTCCTATTGCTCTCACCGCACCTGCAATCGGTTGATAAAAACTGAATAACTAATATAACTAAGAGGGTATAACAACCCTCTTTTTTTATGTCTCATAATAATCAACATCATCCTATGGAATCCTGGGTAATCTGGGCAGGTGTAGGACTTATGGTATTCACAATTCTTGTATTTGTTTCATTCACTCTTGGGGTAATTTATTGGGGATAGAAATTTATGTTTATTTTTAAAGTAGGTGATATTTGTAGAATTGATAATCCAAATCAAAGAAGGTATGGAAGAGAATTTGAAATTCTAGGTTTCATGTATGATAAAGATGATGAGCATTTTCCTCCAATCGCAATGAAAGTTAGATACTTAGACACCAATCGTAAAGGAACATATGACTGCTCATTTGATTCTCTTGTTGTAATTGGATAAGCACAAACACTCATTGACCTCTTTGTTAAGGAATGTTAAGATAAATATGAGAAATGATATAGGAGGTTATGACTTCTTCAACACTTTCACAACCAATTTCACAAAGAGGATGGTTCGATGTCCTGGATGACTGGCTTAAACGAGATCGCTTTGTCTTTGTGGGTTGGTCTGGATTACTTCTTTTTCCCACTGCTTATTTGGCCCTTGGTGGCTGGATTACTGGCACAACGTTTGTTACGAGCTGGTACACCCACGGGTTGGCGTCTTCTTACCTTGAGGGTGCTAATTTCCTCACAGCAGCTGTTTCGACGCCTGCAGATGCTATGGGTCATTCTCTTCTTCTACTTTGGGGTCCTGAGTCTCAAGGGGATATTGTCAGGTGGTTCCAACTTGGGGGACTCTGGCCTTTTGTGGCGCTCCACGGATCTTTCGCTCTGATTGCATTCATGCTGCGTCAGTTTGAGATTGCTCGACTGGTAGGTATTCGTCCTTATAATGCAATCGCATTCTCTGGTCCTATTGCTGTGTTCGTTAGCGTCTTCCTGATGTATCCACTAGGTCAGTCCAGTTGGTTTTTTGCTCCCTCTTTTGGTGTGGCAGCAATCTTCCGTTTCCTTCTATTTCTTCAAGGTTTCCATAACTGGACACTTAATCCTTTCCATATGATGGGAGTTGCTGGTATACTAGGAGGAGCACTACTCTGTGCCATTCATGGAGCAACTGTAGAAAACACACTTTATGAAGATGGTGAACAGTCAAACACTTTCAAAGCATTTGAACCTACACAGGAAGAAGAAACGTATTCAATGGTTACTGCAAACCGCTACTGGTCTCAAATCTTCGGTATTGCTTTTTCTAATAAGCGTTGGTTGCATTTCTTTATGCTTTTCGTCCCTGTCATGGGTCTCTGGACTAGTTCTATTGGGATTATTGGTCTTGCCCTTAATCTTCGAGCTTATGACTTTGTATCTCAGGAGATTAGAGCAGCAGAGGATCCAGAATTTGAAACCTTCTACACAAAGAACATTCTTCTGAATGAAGGTCTTCGTGCTTGGATGGCTCCAGTAGATCAACCTCACGAGAACTTTGTGTTCCCAGAGGAAGTATTGCCCCGAGGCAATGCTCTGTGATATACTTGGAGGGGCAACCCTCCTTTTTTTATGATTAGTTCTGAAACACCTTATAAATTGGCAGAAATCATCAGAGATACTTGGCCTCAGATATATAGAGTGCCATCGAATAAAGAAGATGAAAAAGGTAGCAGTATTCGGATCCGCAAGAACGAGTCCTGATTCTGGACTTTATCAAGCAGTTGAAAAACTAGGAAAAAATATTGCAGAACAAGGTTGGATTGTAGTTACTGGTGGTGGTCCAGGAACTATGGAAGCGGCAAATAAGGGAGCAATGAGTGCATGTATGGGAAACTCTTTATGCTCCGTTGCTGAGGCAATTTATCTTCCATTTGAGGAGGGAGTTAATCCGTATGTTCAAGAATATGAAAAGCATCAAACATTTTATTCAAGACTGCATACGTTCTCAGAATGCGATGCTTTTATTGTAACTCCTGGTGGTATTGGAACAGTGCTTGAGATGGCAATGATTTATCAGTTAGTTCAGGTTAATCACATTGACAAAAAACCAATCATCTGTGTTGGTAGAATGTGGAGAACATTAAAGAATTGGATTGAAGATGAAATGCTTGACAATGGATTTCTCAGTAATGAAGAAATGAAACTAATACATTATGTCGATAGATTTTCTGAGGCAACTCATTTACTTAAAGGACTTTTAGAATAAAAAAATGGATAATATATACGAAAATTATGTTCATACCAGAAAACTAAGTTTAAATCTTAGTAAGATAAAAAATTCTGCATATAAAATGTATGAATTTATTAACACTGAGTTTAATAAAAGTGGGGCAGAGTGTAATGGACAGACAAGCATGATTAATCAAATATTTGCAGAATATAATTTACTCATGTATCCATTTCCTGAATTTTATGAATTATACTCCGATATAAAGAAAATGTTTTATGATAAGTTGAGTTTGGAAGATCTTGACGAATCATATTATATTCAATCTTGGTTAAATTTTTACAAAAAAGGTGATTTTATCGATTGGCACTCTCACTGGCCACCAGAAGTCAATAGCTGGCATGGGTATTATTGTGTTGATGTTGAGCCAAGTAAAACTTCATATAGAATAACAAAAGAAAATAAAAATATAGATGTTATTAATGAAAATAACTTATTAGTTTTAAGTAAAAGTGTAGATGATCAACATAGAACTTGGCCTTGGGAATATGAACAACCAAGAATCACAATAGCTTTCGATATTATTTCTGCCCCAAATATATTAAATTTTTATGGAGAAAATAAAATGGGAAAAAATCATTGGGTTCCAATTTAAGTATGGAAAATTTTACTCAAACATCGGACAAGTTGTATGAAAAACATACATATCAGTTAGTTTATAAAAATGGTGATAAACAAGTTTTTGAAAATTATTATGATTTAATGTTTACTTGGACAAATACAAAGAAAGATTTATTATCTTATGTTGAAGTTTTAGATAATAAAAATAAATCAAAAAACGTAAAAGGTTTCTTATGATAGTTGAAAGTTGGTCTGTGATTGAATCAAAAACAGGAAGAGTGATATGCCAGTGTTCAGATGAAACAGATGCTATGATGTTGGTTTCTTTTGATCCAAATAATAGAACCTATTCAAAACAAAAATATATTTTGGATCAAGTAATAGATATTACATCTCATACTGATAAACAATTGCCTGGACAAATTGGACTTCCTCCTGGAACTTATAAAATTGAAGATCGAAAAATTTATAAACTAGAAGAAAGTGATCTTCAAGTAATTGAAATATGAATTATCGAAAGAGAAAACAAGCAGAGAATCAAAAAAAGAAAAGAATGTACACACCAGAAGGATACATAGCAGACCCTCCAGATGCTAAATGTCCCTATTGTGGTAAATCAGGAAAACCATGTTCTTATGTTAATAGTTTGAGTCGTGCTTGGTCTAGAGATGCTTGCTCCAAAAGAACAAAAAATAATAATCAATAATCAAGAATTTCATAGTCTTTACTATAATATTTCATAACGTTGGATTCTATTTTTTTATTTTCTTTTACCTTATTTGGTTTTAACTCTGCTGGATCTCCATAGTATGAATATTCTTTGTGTTCAATATTGTCATTGAATTGTTCATTAAACCATTCAATAAAGGGTTTACTCAACCCATTTTCGTACTTATATACTATTGTTTTTTCTGATATAAACTCATACTGTGGTCTTAACCAGTTTGAATTATATCTTTTTGTTATTGCGTGATACTCTATAAATTGATTTAAACCATCTTTGGTTTCTAACGCAGAATATACATCATCTTCCATTTCTAAATACCACTCGTTTATCATGCAATGGGCTGCAGATGCAAATCTTTCAAATGGATTTCTAACTATTGCTAGGTGTTGGGATGTACTAACATCCTCCAACATTTCATATAGAGGATAATGTAAATGCATTATACTAATTCCATATATTGATTGATCATAATCATCATGAAATCTGTTGTATCCATTATTGCTTAAAACTTCTTTAATATATCTACCACCAGTCCTTGGGATATGTACGTGAAATATTTTTTTGTCCTCTTTTACGTATAGCATTATTATTTGCTTTAAAAATATAATTATACACTATTTTATAAAATAAATAAAAAAAAGAAAGTATTTTATGGAAATACTAAATTCCCCTCAAGATTTTTTGTTTCATATGCACACTTGCTCTCCAACAGAAGCAAAAAAAATGTGGAGGAATTCAATAAAAGAAAAATGGAATAATACATGTGCCTATTGTGGAACTAAAACAGAAGAATTATCTATAGACCACATCATTCCACAGATGAAGGGTGGCAATGATCATATAACTAATGTGATCTGTTGTTGCGTAAAATGCAATAGATCAAAGGGGCATGAACAATGGGAGCAGTGGTTTACTAGACAAAAATTCTTTACAGAAGAGAGATATAATGCTATAATCAATTGGCAAAGGCAATTACTTACACAAGAATTAAATTTGTATAGATATAAACCAAGAAAAAATAAAGTTTTTTGATATACAGTTATGAAATTTACAGTTTATAGTAAAGAAGGATGTCCATTTTGTTCTAAAATAAAAGCAGTTTTAGAACAAAGAAATTTTGAACATGTAGTATATGAATTGGATGAAGACTTCACTAAAGATGAGTTTTATGCAGAGTTTGGGGAGGGGTCTACTTTTCCACAAGTTATTATTGATGGAACAAAGTTAGGTGGTTGTGTAGATACTGTTAAGTATCTTTCTGAAAATAATTTAATTTGAATGGCACCTATAAATAATTCAAATACTACAGAAATAAATCGTGGTATTGAACTAATGCTTCGAAATAGGAGGGAAAAAGAAATTTCAAAAACTAATGAAAAAAAAATTTTTAGTTTTTGTAAAACAGTTTCTCTCCTTAAGAGAGAAATAAAAATAGAATTTAATTTTACGGTGAAGTAGAAATAACTCTCTCGGAGGAAGAACAATGTTAGCAGCAGAACTCACAATTTTTTCTTTGGTTTCATTTTTATTTTTATTGGTTGGTGGAGTGATTGGTTGGCTAACAAAACAACATGTGTATAGTACACAGCAATTGCAAGTATATACTCATCCAGAAATGTTCGATAATAATGGAAATGTAATTCCAGACGAAATAATAGCAGTACGATTTGAAAATAGCTATGACGACTACGACGAAGACGAAGACGAAGACTGAACCAAAAACAGTTAAATTGCCACCAAAACCATTTGCCTTTGAAGTTCTTCAACTTGTTTCTAAGCAGAGAAGCAATGCAAAAAAAGTGGAACTACTTAAGGAATATGAACACGATTCTTTGAAGGCAATTTTTATTTGGAACTTTGATGAAAGTGTGATTTCAATGCTTCCCCCAGGTGAAGTTCCTTATTTTGGTGATAATGATTTTAAGACTTCAACTATGACTGAAAGAATTCAGCAAGCAGTTGATACCATGGGGGATTTGAGTTCCAATTCTATTGGAGCATCTGATCAAAAACATACAGCAATTAGAACAGAGTACACTAAGTTTTATAATTTTATTAAAGGTGGCAATGATTCTTTAAGTTCTCTACGAAGAGAAAATATTTTTATTAATCTTCTTGAGGGTATGCATCCTTTGGAAGCAGAGATTATTTGTTTATGTAAAGATAAAAGACTCCAAGAAAGGTATAAAATTACAAAAGAAATTGTTGCGGAAGCATATCCTGATATTACTTGGGGAGGTAGGAGTTAATGCTAAAAATTCTCCATCAGGACTGTGATCCAGAACTTGCGAATGATCGTAGTTTACCATACACTGCATATCTAGTTGATTATGAAGATGATGGGGTTAAAAAGTATGACATTGTTATCTGTAATAAAAGAATAGATATCTTTGATTACTATTGGGACAAATATAGAGAAGGTTTAAAAAATTTTAAACAAAGTGAAGGTAGAGTAAATCCCAAACTTTGGGGTGTTCAAGTAAAGGAGTCTAAAAAGAAAAAATGAGTGAAAGTTTTGAAAGTATTTTTAGAGATGAATTAAAAAAAGAATTTGAAGAGAAACTTGGATTGACTATTAATCAAAACGAACTAAAAAAAGTAATAAAAGAATATAAGAAAATTAAAAAGTTTCAAAAGACTCCTTTGTATCAGGTGATGCAGATGGATAAAAAGAAAAATAAGTAGTTTTGTAAATATTGTATCAAACTTTACAAAACTACTTGACTATATACTGCAATAGGTCTAGTATGACCTTACGTTCATCAGAGAAAACTCTGACGCAAGTAGGACGGCGGAACGGAACGTTCATCCCAATGGGACGCAAACCGCCCGAAGGAACGGGACCTAAAAATCTCATTTCTTTGGAGGAATCCTCATGGCTAAAGTAGTATATCGTGGCATCGAATATGATACCCAGAAACGTTTGGAGTATCAACAACAAATGATGCAACAACCTCAACAGTATAATGAAACCTATCGTGGTGTTAAGTTTACTAAGGAGGGACACAAGTGATGCAAAAACTTAATGTGCTTCAACTTATTAAAGAACAAAAGCAAAAAGAGCAACGTCGTCATCAAGCACTTCTTGCAAATGTAGGAGCAAAATAATGCTTCAATTTATTGTTTCATCTACTGCTACTCTTGGATTAACAATAATTTTACTATCAGCATATATCCAATGGTTATATAAGTGATGGACTATCACTACCATTCGGATGATATGGATAAAGATAACAGACCACCTGCTTGTTATCAACTAACATATAGGGGATGCAAATATTGGTCTTGTTATAGAGTGCATTTGCGAGAATGGTTTGAAAAAATTCTAAGTATAGAACCAATTTACAATAAAAAAAGTTAGAGAGGAAACATTGACTTCCTCTCTTTTTTTATGTAAAATGATTTGAGAAAGTACCTTTCTTATGGACAAAGACAAACTCAAATTAATTGTCCGTAATCTAGAACTTTTGGTTGATTCTTTAAAATCAGAAATTTATTCTGATGTGGATTCTTATAAAAGACCAAAATTAGAAAAACCAACAATAATGGATTACGATGAAGTTTTTTATGACGGAGATGACGATGGATACCCAGACTAAACCTATTGCTAAACTGATTTCTGTTACTCAAGGAGCAGGAGAACTTGCAGGAAAATCTGCACAAGAAGTGATTACTTATACTGCTCGTGTAAGTAATCCCAGTAATCAACTTAAATTTGATACTGCTGCTGGACTTCTTAAGTATTGCATTAAGCAAAATCATTGGTCTATCTTTGAGCAAGCAGATATGACCCTTGAAATTAATACAACTCGTGGTATCGCAGCACAAGTGCTTCGTCATAGGAGCTTCACATTTCAGGAATTTTCACAACGATATGCAGATACAAAACTTCTGACTGATCTTCCTGAGGTTCCTGAACTTCGCAGGCAGGATGAAAAGAATCGTCAGAACTCAACGAATGATTTGGATGAACACACCAAAGAAAAGTTTGAGGGTATGATTGAGCAGCATTTTGAAGAAGCACAACGTCTCTATGATAAAATGCTTGAGAAAGGAGTTGCAAAGGAATGTGCAAGGTTTGTGCTTCCACTCGCAACCCCCACCAGGATTTATATGAAGGGCTCTGTAAGGTCATGGATCCATTATATTGATCTACGATCTGCTCATGGCACCCAGAAGGAGCATATGGACATCGCAGAGGCAGCACGTTGCATCTTTATCTGTCAGTTCCCTGATATTGCTAAAGCACTTGGTTGGGAAAGAGTGAATTGCCCAGAATGCTCTGATGCACCATCCATTACCATCGAATAAATATTTTTATCGTTATTTCATAACATATGGCAACATACCCCGTTATTCATAAAGAAACTGGTGAACAAAAAGAAGTGACGATGAGTGTTCACGAATGGGACCAGTGGAAAAAAGAAAATCCTGATTGGGATAGAGATTGGTCAGACCCAGCAACTTGTCCAGGAAGTGGTGAAGTTGGTGAATGGAAAGACAAACTTTCAAAATCAAAACCAGGATGGAATGAAGTTTTAACTAGAGCATCTAAGATGCCCGGTGCTACTGTGAGGAAAAATTAATGGCAAGAAGAAAAAGAAGTAATGATAATCACCCAATTGGTGTTGGGATGACTGCTAGACAAATGAAGAGAAGAAAGCCAATTAGTGCAGAACTTCTCATTGATATTGAACCATTAACAGAAAATCAAAAAAAGTTATTCCAATCATACTCTGAGGGAAAGCATCTAGTGGCATATGGTGCTGCTGGAACTGGAAAAACATTTATTAGTCTTTATAATTCAATTAAAGAAGTTCTTAATGAGATAACTCCATTTGAGCAAATTTATATCGTTCGTTCTTTAGTTGCTACAAGAGAAATTGGTTTTCTTCCTGGGGACCATGACGATAAAGCAGACATATATCAAATACCATATAAGAACATGGTTAAGTATATGTTCCAACTTCCAACTGAGACCGATTTTGAAATGCTTTATGGCAATCTAAAGCAACAAGAAACAATTAAGTTTTGGAGCACATCTTTTGTTAGAGGAACTACTCTTGACAATTCAATTATTATTGTTGATGAGTTTCAGAATCTAAACTTTCATGAATTAGATTCAATCATTACTCGTGTTGGAGAGAATTCGAAAATTATTTTTTGTGGAGATGCAACACAAAGTGATTTAATCAAAACAAATGAAAGAAATGGAATTAGTGATTTTATGACTATTTTGAAAAAAATGCCATCATTTGATATAATTGAATTTGGAATTGATGATATTGTCCGTTCTGGTTTAGTTAAGGAATATATCGTTGCAAAAATGGAATCTGGGTTGAATGTCTGAGATCATTTTTAATCATGTAAACTTAGATTTACCAAAGTTAGAGAGAGAAACTATTGATGGAGTCAGGTATTATAAAATACCTGATCTAAATGAAGTCCACAGATTTGTTTCAATTACTTCTGTTACTAGCCATAAAAATCGTCAGTTTTTTGCAGATTGGCGTAAAAAGATTGGAGAAGAGAAGGCAGATAAGATAACTAGGCAAGCAACTAGTCGTGGAACTGATATGCACACTCTAGTTGAATACCTGTTAAAGAATGAAAATCTTCCAGAGGTTCAACCTTTATCAGAATATCTATTTAAAATTGCAAGACCAAAATTAAATAATATAAATAATATTCATGCTTTAGAGTCTTCTCTCTATAGTAAAGTATTGGGTATTGCTGGTACAGTTGACTGTATTGCAGAATACAATGGGGAACTTGCAATTATAGATTTTAAAACTTCTAAAAAACCAAAGCCAGTAGAATGGATTGAGCATTATTTTGTTCAATGTATGGCATATGGATGTATGTTATACGAATTGACTGGTATTAGTATCAAAAAACTTGTAATTATAATGGCATGTGAAAATGGAGAATGCGTTGTCTATGAAGAGTATGATAAAGAAAAATACATCAAATTGCTCACCCAATATATTAGAGAGTTTGTTTCAAGTAGAGTTGGGTAACATGGAAAGTAAAGTAAAAACAATCATTAATGATAAATTTTTATGTTCACAAAAATTTGCACAGGACATAGAGTATATTGTAAAAATTTCAAAAATTAGTTATATTGATGCAATTATAGAATATTGCGAACAAAATAATATTGAAATTGAAACGGTTCCAAAATTAATATCAAAACCGTTGAAAGAAAAGATAAAGTGTGAGGCAACAAAATTAAATTTCTTAAAGAAAACAAGTCGTGCTATTTTAAATATTTAATGTGACCCCATTTGAAACATATAAAACCTATCTTGCATTAAAGAATCACTTTACAAAAGATAGTTATGATTATTTTAAATATTGCGGAAAGTCCAGAGCATCTCTGGACTCTTTTCATAAGAGGAAAGATAGATATTTCTTTGAAAGAATGTCTAGACAAAAAACAGATGATGAAATAAAAGCATACTTTGTTGCTAATTTTGTAGAGTGTAGTGATTCTCAAAATTTATGGATTGGTGAAATTATTAGAGGTGGAGAATCTGTATATACAGATTGGTTAAAAAAGATTCAAAGTTTATCTTACTTGTTTAAAACCGAATCAGAAGTTTTTATAAGAAAGGACAACTTTGAATCTTTGTTTGATTGTAAAAACGGACAGCATCCAGATTTACTTAAGAAATATTTACAAAAAGCAGTCTCCTTGGAGACTTTAGTTATACTGGATGTTATACTGAATTACTCTTCAAAGTTTGATAAAAAACTTTCCGACCCAGTGTGGGAAACCGTAGGTTTAAAAATTAAA